GTTCAGGAAGCAACCGAGAACCGCATGATGGAACTGATTGAGATGGCAGTTGAAATCACTGGTGAGAAGAACATCGTCGTTTGTGGTGGTTACGGTCTCAACTGTGTTGCCAACTGGAAGTATTGGAAGAAGTTCCCAGATCTGAATATCTACTGTGAACCCATCTCTCATGATGGTGGTACTTCGATGGGTGGTGCTAAGTTTGTCTATGCTCACCTGCTTGAACAAGAGAGTGAAGATGTTCCTGACATGAGTCAGACTGATGTGTACTACGGTCCACACTATGAACCATCTACCTATGCTGCTGCTCTGGAGGGTCTAGAAACCTCTGAGACGAACGCAAAGGAGGTTGCCCAACTAATCCGTGATGGAAACATTGTAACCATCTTCCAGGGTCGTTCTGAGGGGGGTCCTCGTGCTCTGGGTAATCGTTCTATTCTGTTCGATCCCACCATCCCCGATGGTAAGGACATCGTAAACGTGGTTAAGAAACGTGAGTTCTTCCGTCCGTTTGCTGGTTCTATGCTGGCAGAAGAGGCACATGAGTGGTTTGATCTTGCTGGTCGTGATGAGACCCCTCACATGATGTATGCTGCTAAGTGTCAACCTGGTGTAGAGGAGAAAGTTCCTTCTATCATCCACGAAGATGGCACCTGCCGTATTCAAACCGTCACCAAGGAACAGAACCCTGCTTACTATGAACTGATTTCTGAGTTCAATGAACTGAGTGGTGTGCCCATTCTGTTTAACACCAGTTTCAATCTGGGTGGTGATGCTCTGGTCGAAACTATTGAGGATGCTGTTGAAACTCTCCAAAAGAGTGACATCGAGTACATGTATCTGCCAGAGATCGGTAAGTTGGTAAAAGTTCCCAATGAGTAAATAGACTGGTCAATGACCAACTCAACGATGAAATATGTTTTCGTCAACGGCACATTCGATGTGCTTCATCGTGGGCATGTAGAACTATTGAAGTATGCCAAGGATCAAGGTGATATTTTGATAGTTGCTATCGATTCAGACGAGAGGGTTCGTAGTATGAAAGGATCCTCTCGTCCTGTACATGGTGAAAAGGAACGAAAGTATATGCTGGAAAGTCTCAAACCAGTAGATCAAGTATTTGTATTTGAAAGTTCTGAAGAGTTAGAAAAACTCGTAGAAGTTATTAAACCTGCTATAATGATCGTAGGATCTGATTGGAAAGGCAGGAAGGTTATCGGTAGTGAACATGCTAAATCCCTTAAGTTTTTCGACCGCATCGAAGGTTACTCGTCAACCGAAATCATTCAACGTTTTGCTCCTGGGGGAGACGTGTGAAGACCAGTATATCTACGGCAAGATTGAAAGACTGAACCCAGAATCTAGTGCTCCTGTTCTTCGTTATGTGCGAAGAGAAGTTCGGCAGGGCATGTCTGCCAATGTTCTAGAGAACCTTAAGTCTTTTGGTGTCAATGTTATTCATAGGACTAACGCAGAGAAGATTGTAAAGACTAGGTATATTGATGAAAGATACAATCAACATCTTCTCAGGATGGACATTGAGGATAAGGTTAGACCTTTCTTAGATGTCCTTCCGCCACAAACGTTTGATGCTATTGTCATCTCTGATTATGATAAAGGTTTCTTGACCTTTGATAAGATCCTACAGATTGCTGAGACATACACTTGCCCTATCTTTATTGATAGTAAGAAGAGGGTTCTTCCTGACAGAGAAGAGTGTTTCATTAAGATAAACTTGAGAGAGTATCAGAGACTTCAAGTAAAACTTGATAATCTTATTGTCACTCTTGGTGAGCAAGGTGCTATCTATAAAGGTGAGAGATATCCTACTGATAAAGTTTCTGTCTCAGACTTGGTAGGTGCTGGTGATACTTTTCTTGCTGCATTGACATACGATTACCTCTATACAAAAGACATCTCTCATGCTATTATGTTTGCGAACAAAGCAGCTGCTATTGCTGTTCAGCATCAGGGAACCTATGTTCTAAATGAACAGGACGTAGAGCATCTAAACCAAATGAACTTAGTAGTACAATGAGATACGTAGTAGATATTGATGGGACTATCTGTATTCCTGGATGTACAGAGGAAACTAGGTACACGAAAGCATCTCCCATACAAAAAAGAATCGATAAGATTAATGACTTGTATGATCATGGTAACTACATTGTCTACTTAACTGCCAGAGGTATGGGTAGATTTAAAAACTCTAGGATGCTAGCACACCAAGAGTTTTATGATTTCACTTATAACCAACTAAAAGAATGGGGATGTAAGTTTCATGAACTACACATGGGTAAACCTGCAGGTGACTATTACATAGACGACAAGGGAATCAACGATGGATTATTTTTTTAGTGATATTGCTGGTGAGCATGATGTATTTGTAAAGGTTCTTCCGAATGCTGTATCTCAACATTCTCTTAATGCTATCCAGAAATATGTTAGTAAGAAAGAATTATTCGATGCTAGTGTGAAAAGGACGGATGGTAGAATATCAGAGGATAATGACACAAGATCTACCTTAATGTGTTGGTTGTCGGAAAATAATAGTGTTCCTGAAGAGATGTCATCTGTTTATCATGAACTTTGTGCTACTGCTAGGCAAGTAAATGATACCTATTGGAAATTGATGGTTGAAGGTTGGGAACCATTCCAGTACGGTGAATATAGGGCAGAGAAGAACGGACATTATACATGGCACGTTGATACTACTGCTAGGTATAATGGTGGTAACGTGAGAAAATTAAGTTTCTCTCTGGGATTGTCTCATCGTCATGAATATGAAGGTGGGATTTTAGAACTTAAAGCAGGTGAAAAACCTATTGAGTATAAGATTGGTAAAGGTGACATGGTTATCTTCCCATCTTGGCAACTACATAGAGTAACACCTGTTACCAAAGGGGTTCGTAAAACTTTAGTTGGATGGGGTAGAGGTCCCAACTTCGTATGACACACAGAGCTGCTGAACCTATCAAATTTGTCCCTAAAGGTTGGGGATATGAAAAGTGGATCGTTAACTGCGAGTTGTATTGCGGTAAGATCCTTCACATCGTCCAAGGTAAGAAGTGTTCTTGGCACTATCATGACCTAAAGGATGAGGTGTTCTACGTACAAAGTGGTGCTGTAGAAGTCCTGTATTCTTACGATGACATCATTGAGTCTGCTGATGTTGTCATTCTTACTAAGGGTGACAAGTTCCATGTCCCTCCTGGGATGAGACATCGCATGGAAGCGTTACAAGATACTGAGTTGTATGAATTCTCAACTCAGCACTTTGATGAAGATAGTCACAGAGTTATAGCTGGAGATACTCTGGGATAGTGATGTAAGGATACTCTTTGATCCAACTCATGTTGGCACAAGTGTAGTCCTGATACTTTCCTTTTAGGTGGTTGGGGAACGGTACATACCGTATCTCACCACCTTCTTTTTTTGCTACTTGCTCAGCAACATATTGGAAACTGACGGGATTGTTGGTGCCAAGATCATAGATGCCACTGGGTTTGTTGTTGTACAGTGCCAGACGAACGACATCCTTGACGCACACAAAGTCACGCAGGAAGTTATCAGAACCCTCAAACAGATTAAGGTATCCCTGCTTTCTAATCTGCCAGGTGAACTTGCTCACGGGACTTGCCTGGTCACCCTTATGCTCTTCTCCGTCACCATAGACATTGAAGTACCTAAACCCTTGGATCTTTCTGAACTTATCAATGTTATCCTGAACCCAATAATCTACCTGCAGTTTGGAGACAGCATAATAGTTCAGGGGATTGACAGAACCATCTGTCTTGTTACCATAAACCGATGCCGATGAGGCATAGATCACGGGGATTTTATACTCAATTGCTTTCTCAAAAAGTTTAATTGAGAAATCTACATTGTACCTGTGGATTTTGTTAATATCTTTTTCCACAGTGCTAGACATAGCACCCTGATGGATGATCAGATGAACTTTTTTCCAGTCATCGAACTGTTCTAAGAACTGGAAACAGTGACTCATCTCAACACGGTATAACTTCTGACTCCAAAGGGATTCGGCAAAACTTTTTCCGATAAACCCTTGATAACCTGTGAGAATAATCATATAGTGTTTTTCTTCTACTCATTATATCACATAAATATCTAGACGAGCATTTTGAAGGGATAACGTGGCTTTTGGTAAGTTAGGATCCTTAATTACTACAGACGCAAATCCAGTTGGGATTTTTACTGCTGCTTCTTCCCAAGCTGTAACCGTTTATGTAAACAATAACACCAACGAAAATAATAGATACTCCATTGGTGTCTCTACAAATGCCAATGATATCTTAAACAGTGAGTATGTACGTAGAAATAATTACATTTCTCCTTTAGAAGTAGTCGAAGTCGAGAAGTTATATATTGATGTAAACGAAACCCTTGTAGTTCAATCTCAAAAAGCAGGTGTTTCTTTCTCTGTCATTGGAACTGGTGGTGGTGGAGATGGTAGAGTAGATTCTCTTATTACTACTGATGCTAATAAAGGAAAGACCTTAACATTAACTTCAGCAGCATCTGACACTTCTTACACTCTTGGTATTAACAACCAAGGATATGAAGATACTAAGATCTGGGTTGGTGTGGCAGATGAGAATGGTGATCTTAATAGTGGTTGGATTATCTTTGCTCAACCATTAACTGCTGGTGCTAACTTTACTGTTACCGACTTAGTTCTTGCTGTCAACCAAAGCATCGTTGTCAAGGCATCCAGTAAAGATATTAGTTTTACTCCTCTTGCTGGTGCTCCTTCTGCTGGTGGTGGAGGAGGTGGTGGTGGAGCCAGTGGTCTCTGGCAATCCACCGACGTTGGTATCAATACTGTTTCTAATGTTGGTATTGCTACAACAAATCCACAGACCACACTTCAGATTGGATCTGTTCACGGAGTAACTGTAGGAAAAGGATCTTGGACTGCTGTTGTTGGTGTTCCACATAACATTGATACTTTCAATCCTAATGACTACGACTTTAAGTTCGCAGAATATACTCTGCACTTCCAAGAGACTGTCAATACTCAGGCACAAAAAGCACTGATCATCAAGCATACATCTGGAGTTTCCATTCAAGAGTATGCCATCATGACGGATAACAATACGATTGTTTCTATGGGAGCAACTGTAGAAGGTGGTATTGTCAAACTTCAAGCAACACCAGAACTAGGGATGAGTAGTGTAACAACCTACAGATTTGTAAGAAACACAATGCTTTGATATGAAGTATACAATCAAGGTTACCAAACCAGAATACTGGCAAGAGATTCATGATCTCCTCTGTAAGAAAGGATCTTCATGTTTACATATCCCCAATAGAGCAGTTTGTTGTACTGATGAGAAACTTCATAGTCCAACCAGAGGAACTTTTGAACTGGAAGAACATGAGGTAGAAGATTTAAGACTACATGATAAAATTGAGTGGGTAGAGTTATGTCCAACATGTAACCCAGACAACTACCCTAAACCAGAACCAGCAACGGCTAGGTTTGGGTCAGATGTGAAGATATACAGAGATCTTAACTTCAATGCTCCACCAGGTATTGCAACTGCTGGTGAGTTAAACAGAACAACCTGGGCTCTTCCCAGAACTGGTATCGCAACTAATGGTGATTTCTGGGAAGGTGTAACTGGTAACCCTCCAGTAAAGTTTGGTGACGTAACATATACTTTGACTGGTGCGAACGTTGACATCGTTATTCATGACTCTGGTGTTCTCCAATATCATCCAGAGTTTTTGAAAGACGATGGCACATCTAGAGTCAGTGATATTGTTTTGGATGGTCCATATTATATTGATCCAACGTATTTTGATACTAACGGATTTACATATACAAAACCAGATGGTAGAACTGGTATCACAACAGCATCCGCAGAGGCATGGTGGGAGAACGGTGCTAATAGATCTGCTCAGTTCGCATCTGCTGGAACGGTTTCTATTCCTGCCTCTTACACTGCTGCTAGATCAGTAGGGGATAGATTGGATGGTGTTAATAGTTTAATCAGTAGTCATGGAACTGCCTGTGCTTCTCTTGCTGCTGGAAAGACATATGGGTTGGCATTTGAAGCAAACATTTGGAATCTTCCTGGCATTGCTGACAACGTTGGTCTGAGTATTGAAGCCAACTACGATCTTTTGAAGATCTTTCATGCCAATAAACCAGTAAACCCTATAACTAATGTTAAGAATCCAACTGTTTGTAATGGTAGTTGGGGATACCAAGCAGCATTCTATTCTGGTAGTATTGTAAGTTACAAGTTCAGAGGAACGACAGGAACTTTCACTGGGAATGCTGCGACTACAAATCAAGTTACAGCAATGAAGAATGGTTTGTTGAATCAGGTTTCATTTGCTTACAAATCTTGGTCTTCTTCATCTCGTTCCAACTCTACTGATACTGCTGGCAGTGAAGCCATGGATGCTGGTGTTATCTACGTCGCAGCAGCAGGTAACAACAATCAAAGACTTGGTATTGGTGCTGCCGATCCAGATCGTTTGAACTATATGTCTGATGCTTACTTTGGAACCACAGATCCCAGGGCAGAGTTTCCTGCGGGAACTGTTCCATGTAATCACAGAGACTGGATGAATCCACAGGGCATTGGTTTTGATAGTGGATCTGACTTCCATCCAGTCATTTGTGTTGGTGCGATGGATGAATTCATTCTGACTGATTATAAGGAGAGAAAGGCATACTATTCTAATAATGGTCCTGGTATTGATCTTTGGGCTCCAGCAGACGAGACCATTGGTGCCACGGCAAATGGTTTGAATCAAAATTATCAAAGGTGGGATGACACAAGGTTCTACGATAGATCTTTCAATGGAACCAGTGCTGCTGCTCCCGTTGCGGCAGGTTTGATTGCTCTTTATATGGAATCATTCCCAACATCTACATCTAGAGATGTAAAAAACTGGTTAAATAGTCACGGAACTCAACAAGTTGGCACAGATCTTTATCAAGATGAATATCCTGATGACACTACCACTACATATTGGACAGGACAATTTAATATGAGAGGTGCTAGCACCAGAATTTCATACAATCCGTATACGGTTACTCCACCAGCACCAACTCCTCCCGTAGATGAGGGTGATGTATTACTTGGGATTCAGGGTGGTATTGAGATGTCTGGTATTACAATAAATAGTCAATAAAGAACTGTCATGGCAGAAAAGGGCTTTGGTGCAAAGAAAATTAGTCTTACTGGTGTCAGTGGAACACCGAAGATTAGTAGTGTAAACAACTTAAACATCAATGCAGTTCAAGTATCCATCAGCACTGATGTTTCTATTGGTGGAACTATTCAGTCTAATCTGAAAGTAGGTACGGGATATTCTTTAGCAATCGATCTTGGTGCTAATCCTGGTCCTCAAGGACCACTCCAAGTTGGTACTTATTTAACAGTCTATAAGGATGGCAATACAGCAGTCAGTGGAATCTTCAGTGCCAGTCAATTCGTTGGGGATGGATCTGGACTGACTGGTGTTACTGCTTCTGGTACTGGTATTGAAATCAAAGATGATGGATCCATTGTTGGTGTTGCTGGAACTATTAACTTCGGTTCCAACTTATCTGTAAGTGCTTTGTCTGGTGCTGCCGTAACGATCACTGGTGCTGCCGCAACTGTTTATGTCCAGTACGATTCTTACTCTGGATCACCAACTATTACTGCTAGTGGAACTGTAGTCACCATTGGTTCTACTAGCAATGGATATGCCACTCGTTATGTTTCGTCAGCATCTACACCTGGTTCTAATCTAATTGGTGCTGCTGGTGATATTTGGTATTTCATCGGAACTACCTGATTATGCCTACCACATCGTACATTAAAGATGGCAGCGGTTGGAATGCGATCAACCAGATGTATATTAAGGATGGTATTGCTTGGTATTCTGTTAAAGAAGCATACATCAAAACTGCTGATGAAACTTGGGAAGTTTTTCATAGCATCAAAAGTTCTGGTGATGCCATCGTCGGTGAGACTGCTGCTGGTGAGATAGTATGGGAGTTTGAATCTTCTTCATCATTCACTCTTGTCGAAGAAGAAGAGGTGAGGTTGCTGACTGTCGGTGGTGGTGGAAGCCCAGGAGGTAACTACTCTGGTGGTGGTGGAGGTGGTGGGGGAATCACCTATGAAGACTCCACAATGCTTCCACCAGGGGAATATACCGTCACCGTAGGATCTGGTGGCAATGGAAACTCAGTTAACGGTGGGACAACAACTATTTCTCATATTGATGGAACCGTAGTTTTTAGTGCTCCTGGTGGTCAGGGTGGTCAGTATGGTTCTAACTCTGGAAACGGTGGTAGATCTGGTGCGACGGTAGAGAATGGATCCACAGTAAGCACTGGACCTGGTGGTGGTAGTTTCTGTTGGAACGTCCATGCTGGATCTGCTGGAGGTGGAGGAGGAGGTGCCGCTGGTGGTGGTAGCAATGGATCTAGCTGCGGTGGTTGCGGTGGTGGTCGTGGTGGCAACGGTGGTGGTGGTCGTCAGTACGATGTAGAGGCAGATGGTGCTAAGTTCTACTCTGGTGGTGGAGGAGGCGGAGGTGGTCGTTCTCCCAACTGTGGTGGACCTGGTGGTTCTGGAGGAACTGGTGGCAGTGGTGTAGGTAATAATGGTAACGATGGTGTTGTCAGAGGTGAGAATCGTGGTGGAGGTGGTGCTGGATCTGGTGAGAACAATACAGGTCAATCATCTAGAGGTGGTAAGGGTATAGCAGTTCTGAGATTTTTGTGATAGAATTATCGAAATGATTCTAAATACATCGCAAGACACGGTTCTTTATGTTTGAAGAAGGTTTACATGCAATCGTCAAAGATGGTGTCGTAGAAAATACCATCATCTTAAAAGAGGGATCATCTTGGAAATGTAGAGATCCAGAGTGTCAAGTTATAAAAATTACAGAAGACACTGGACTCCCTGTTATCGGACTTGCTTATTCTGATGGTCAGTTTGAGCAACAAAATTTTGATGAAGAACTTCCTAATCACGGTTTCTAAAAATGAAAGCAGTAGTTTACACAAAAGAAAATTGTCAGTGGTGTGAGAGAGTAAAATATCTCCTCAGTCATTTGAACTTTGATTACATCGAATATAAGTACGAAACCGATTTCACCAAAGAGCAGTTCTATGCTGAGTTTGGTGATGGTGCTACCTTCCCACAGGTATCCATCAACGATCAGTACATTGGAGGATGTAAGGATACCCTCCAGTATCTTCAAGAGCAGAAGATGCTATAATGTGATAAATAAATTTAAGTTATGGAGGAACATCACACACTTTAAGTAAGGTGGTTGTTCCGTGTGAGGAACAGCCGAATAGGAAGTTCCAGGAGAACAAAAATGTTAGCAGTCAGTCTTGTTTTTGGAACGCTTGCTGCGTTCATGGCTTTTTTTGTTGGTGGCATGGTAGGATGGACAGCAAGGGAGTACTTGTTGTATAATTCTGTTCAAGAACCCTCTATGCACCCAGAAATGTATGACGAGGATGGAAATGTTCTTGCTGATTCATTGATTGCATTTAGATTCACTTATGATGACGATTTTGAAGACGACGATTAATTATTTTGGAGTTTAATCATGGCTAAATTACCCCCCAACCCGCTTGTAACTGAAGTATTTCAAAAAGTTTCAAACGCAAAGACAAAAAACGAAAAGATTGCTATCCTGCAAGAGTATAGATCTCCTGCTCTCATTCATCTTTTCGTTTGGAATTTCGATGAGACCATTGAATCTGCACTGCCTGACGGTGAAGTTCCTTACACTCCCAATGATAATAAAACTGGTGATGGTGTAAGCAGACTGAGCAGTCAGTACAGAATTCTCTACAACTTTGTGAAGGGGGGTAATGATTCTCT